CTTCAGACTACTGTGGGACAACTTCGAAATGCAGCATTGCAATTGATGGATCGCTACAGTGTGTACAGATTCTTAAAGGCAGGCGGCGAAAAAAGCAAAGCTGTCACTGTATCTGGATTAATCGCGCCCGTTCGTTATGAAGACCTAAATAATGTCTGTGCAAAAATCACACGGAGATTCCGAGCCTATAAGCAGCTCCAAAACCGATATATTAGGACGGAAAGGTTAGGTTTATGTAACCAATCACTAAGTATGAGAAAAAGCCTAAAAACTGGGAATGGAAGAAATTTAACGGGAATTGGCGGGAGAGTACTTTATAGATCAGTGTTTAAGAGGTGATAAACGCTGTTACAACTGGTCTCGAATCAATTAATAATCGGATCTGTCATTTCACTACGTTGATAAAAAATTTACCTTAACTTGGTTATACATTTCACAATGGCTGAAAAACTTTATATCTTCGAGTATGTAATCTGGAAGCTGCATAAACAGAGGTGATTTGCTTGAGAGCAGTTCTTTTAAGATCCAATTGCTAGAGATCCGATGCTGCATATAGCAGATCTCCTGATCTTATATGTCGACCTCCTTGCTTTATGGGGCTCAGAGAAGAACATCGCATTAGGCTAGAAGTCTAGAATCGGATCCTATTTTTTATTTGTATGAATGTGTGCTACTGCGGTTAGTTGATTGATATTGATTTTAATGGCTTAACGTTCAGTCTGTGTATCGGAAAGAACTTTGAATAGCCATTAAAAACAGGTAAGTTGGACTGGTTACAGTGTAGAAAAATAAAAGTTCAAAAAACGTCCCATTTAAATAAATTAGAATTAAAACTAACAAATATTTTACTCGCTAAATCGCTCTGCTGATTATCTCCAAATATTTTATTAATAATTTCTTTTTTGTATCTGGAACTATGAGATGAATTAAGTCTCGATACAGTTGGATTATAGTAGAATACAACTAGCCTGCAGTTCCTAAGTCTGACTTGCTCAGCAATTAAATCCCACCAAAGCTGGTCTGTTTTGCCAAGTGAAGAACCAAATATACATATAACATCAGCTTTTTTGATGGAGGTCATACATTTATCTTCTACTCCATGTTCTTGTGCTAAGTTACATTCCGACTTTATAAAATCGTTTCTGATCTCTGCAATTGATCGAAACTCATGATTTTTAATCTGTTCATCATGATTGACGCCAAGAACCATGTCTTGTACCACTGAGCCATGGACATGGTAAATGTTTAATAATCTCCTTTCCAAACCCTCTTCAATTATCGAAGTACGCAAATTTCTGTGTTCTGTTGACTCTTCTGCTATATCAAGTATTTGTTCGAGTATATTAGTGTAGTTGAATGTTATAACATCGACACTAACTGGTTTTTGGCCATAAATACCGTAGAAGGCTCTCAAGGCTTCATGGCTCCTACCTTTCAAAAACATTTCTGGACACAATAAATGTTCTAGAAGTTTATAACTGCTTAATTTGTCTCTCATTTCGGAGTTGAAGTGATCCTGGACTTTCTTCAAATACTCAGATAACTCAAAACGAATGTCACCTATAAGATCATCAAATTCTTCTAAGTTAGCTAGCACTTCTAGGTAATCACCAAGCGCTAACTCTAAATCAGACCATTTGTCTGTGTCCTTCATCTGGAGAGCAAGAGAGTTCTTAAAGGCTTCGATTAATTTAGTTTTTGAATTGACTTTTATGTAGTGCTCATAAAAGTCTGAGTATCTGGTTTTTAACTTGAGGCTTATGTCAAATCCGTTTCCGATTAAAAATGCTATTTTCATAATGTAGAGACCATTCTAATTGTATTCATTTTTTATATTTTCAAAATGTTTATAGCTATATATAAATATAAGATTTTTGACCTGAACTGTTAGTGAGGGACTTTACTTTTGGGTAAGCTATATCTCGTACTCTTGGCTCTTATCTCATCACTAAAAAAGCGGCAAATGCTTCAAATCTACTAGTCGCCAATATCCTTAGAAATATTCACAACCTGGCCAACGATCTCAAAGTTAGATTGCTCTTCGTGCTTGATCTCGATAGGCGGGTATAGCGCGTTATCACTGATAAGTACCCAGCTATTAGCTCTGATCTGAACCCGTTTCACCCATAAAGAGTCCTCAAAACGGATTACAAAAATCTGACCGTCTAACGGTTTCTTTCTGCTGGTATTGATAACCAAAGTATCGTTGTTGTGGATAGTCGGCTCCATGCTGTCGCCTTTGGCCCAAACGATAACCAGGTCTTTTTCACCAAACCCACGATATTTAAGCCACTTCTTGCGATAGGCCAAGAAGCGTGATGGCTCCATACCTTCCATTGCAGTTGAGCCATGCCCTGCAGATACCTGTACTGAATAGCCAGGAATTAACACAAACTCATTCATAAACTGGTTTATATCTGTCTGATCATTTTGATAGGCAACACGAGGCTCTGCTAACGCATGGAGGCCAGGAATCAGATACTCAACACCAGGGCCACGAACACCCTCGTGTTTTCTGCTTAACCAGTTCTCTTTCTTAGCCTTTTTATGCACGCCCTGTATTGAAGTCGGCATGCCTTGCAGCTTGGTGATCTCTTTTGGCGTTAGCCAATTGTCGTTACTCACAAAAACCTCTGAATAATAAACTGGTTTATGAATTATTTATCTTTATAAAACAGCGGCTTGAGTGATTTTTCAACTTATTTATAAATAAACCAATTGATAAACTGGCGTTTATATATAAACTAATAATCAACTCTGTTTAACAGAACTATTAAAGATTAATAGAAATCGTGGGGAATTGGAATGGAAAGAGAAGACTGGCATAGGGCAGATGTGATCGCTGGGCTGAAAAAGCGCGGTTGGTCTATGGCATCTCTGTCCAGAAAGCATGGACTGCAAAGCGGAACTCTCTATAACGCCTTGGTTGCACCTTGGCCAAAAGGTGAACGACTGATTGCTGATGCTATTGGCGTTACACCACAGGATATTTGGCCCAGTCGTTATAAGCAGGAAGTACAGCATGGCTAAGAATTGGTATTCAGCTGCTGAGTTGGCGGGCTTACCTGGCATGCCTCAAACAGAGCGGGCAGTGCTGCTGCGTGCTCGTAAACAAAATTGGGATAACCAGCCAAAATCCAAAGGGAAGGGAATTGAGTTCAATATCAATTCATTACCCTCAGAAACTATTCAGCACCTTATGGCTACTTTGCTTGAGGTCCATTCTCCAGCTGAAAATGTTGCTGCTTTAGTTGTGGCGCAGTTGGAAAGGGAAGCCACCAGAAAAGCCAATAAAAAGCAGTTAAAGTCTGAAGAGTTGTTGTCTCAGTTAAGCAGTTTGGACGAGCAAAAACGGAACCTGGTTCAAGCCAAGATCAAGGTTATTGCGGCTAAGAATCTGTTTATAGCCCCATTTATTAAAGAGCGCAAGGCCACTATTGGTGAGCGGGTTTTTGCTGAGAAATACAATGCAGGTGAATTACCCGTTGAAGGCTGGATAAAGGCTCTAATTCCGTCAGTAAGCCCAATCTCTATGCGTCGTTGGCAAGATGCCATTGAAAACGAAGGGGCTATAGCATTGGCTGGCCGCTATAAGGCCAAACAATCTAATAAAATTGAGAGTGAGCCTGAGCTTAAAGAATTCGTTATGGCCATTATCACGGCCAAGCCGCACTTTGCTGACAAACCAAAAGAAGTGGCAAATCTAATCGAAGTGAAAAAGGCTGACGGCTTTAATCATTGGCCATCAGTATCGCCTAGCTCTGTAAATCGCTTTTTGAAAAAGATTAAAACAGAACTGGTCACTGAGTTGGCTTACGCCACTAACCCTAGAGCTTTTAACAACTCACATCGGCCTTTATTTTCAGGTATGTATCCTTGGCTAACAGGGCCAAATCAGGTGTGGGAACTCGATTCTACGCCTACTGATGTGCAGCTAAACGTTGAAGGAAAAGCGCGACGCTACAGCATCATTGGTTCTATTGACGTTTACACCCGTCGTTTGATGCTGGTGCTTATGCCTACATCAAGCAGCGAAGGTATTTGTTTATTGATGCGCAAATGCCTGCTCACCTGGGGTATTCCTGAGCCAGACAGCCTGATCCGTACAGATAATGGTAGCGACTACGTCAGCAAAAAAACTGCTGGCCTGTTTGAAATGCTGCAGCTCAATCAAAGCAAAGCTACTGCATTCAGCGGGTGGGAAAAGCCATTTATTGAACGTGCTTTTAAAACCATCAGCCACGGCTTAATGGAAAAGTTACCCGCTTATGTTGGCCATAACGTGGCTGATAAAAAGCGCCTGCAGGATATGCAGAGCTTTGCCGAGAGCATTGGTGCTGAGCGCAAGAATCGTGATGCAAAGCTATTAGAGTTGTCTTTAACTCCTGCAGAACTGCAAGAGATTTTAGATGACTACCTAACTTTTGATTACCACCACAAAGCGCATGAGGGCTTAAACGGTAAGACGCCATTTCAGGTGTATGCCGAGTCAGGCTATCGCCCGCGATTACCGGAAAACCCACACAGTCTGGACTTGCTTTTGAACTTTGCAGGCAACGCTACGGTTGTGCGTGGCAGCGTATCAGTGATGGGGATTAAGTTCACTGCACCTGAACTGATGGAATCAGCCTGGAACCGCAAAGAAGTGCGCGTGTTTCTTGATCCAACTGATGTTGGCCGAGCCACTTTATATCCAACAACGGATTGGGGCGCTGGCTATGTCGAAGCTGTCAATATGGACCTGGTAGGTCGCGATATTGACCCTGCTGCTTTCCGTGAAAAACGCAAAGAAGCCATGAAGGGGTTGCGCGAATTCAAACGCACCGCAGAAAACCTGCAGGAAAAGTTCGGCATCAATGAGCTGGCAGCTGTTGAGTTAGCCCAGAAAAAACTGGCAAACCAAGCTTTAACCGGATTCAACCCAACTGAAATTGACACCAATAACGCCGCGCTTAGTGCTTTAAGTCGCAGCGCAACCAGCTTGTTTGCTAGCAAAGGTGAAAGCCATTACTCAGAGCAGGAGTTAGCTGCGATTACCGCAAGGCGAGAAGAGTTAGAGCGCAGGCGCGAAGCGCTGCAGGAACAATCCAGCAAAGTTCTGCGCACTGAACATGACCAGGCTGAGTGGTTAACGAGAGAAAGCTTATACAGAGCACTGACAGAACGAGAGGCCGAATGGCTGAAGCAATTCCGGCTTACGCATGTAATGACCAGAAAGCGTTTAGACAAGATTTTAGAAGAGGGGAAACGCGCCAACGGTTAACTGGAGGCGTTTCCCATGCAATAGGCCGCGCTGTATCAGAGCAAGGCCACTTACAACACGGAGTATAACTGATGAAACACAAAACGGTAGAAGTAAAAAACGTATTACGAACTCAGGAAATGTTCGAAAACCTGCAATCCAGAAGCATGATCACGCCAGGTATCGGGCTTATTCACGGCCCATCAGGTTTCGGTAAAACCACAACAGTCACTTATATGTTCAATGAGCTGACTCTGGCTGGACACCAACCACTATACGTGCGTTGTTATGCCACCGACACGGCCAGCAGCTTACTTGCCCGCATCATGAATGAAATGGGCGCCGATCCAATGTTCCCGCTACGTCGCATGGTGGATCACATCATCCGCAATATGAACGAAAAGGGCTTAGCCCTATTTGTTGACGAAGCTGATCACATTGTAGGTCAGGCTAAAACAATGGAGACCATCCGCGACCTTTACGACAGCACAGAGCAGCCTGTTGTGTTGATTGGGATGGAAGAAATTGCCCGTCGTATTTCGCACCGCAAACAACTGTTTAACCGCATCAGCGAGTGGGTTGAATTCAAAGCTGCAGACATTGAAGACGTTTACCTATTCGCCACCGAACTGCTGGATGAGCGTGTGCGAGTAGGGGAAGACCTGCTTGAGTTTATCCGCTCCAAATCAGCTGGTGAGGTGCGCCGCATCCTGATCGCACTTGAAAAAATTGAAAGGGCAGCTCTGGCCAGCGACGAAAGCTTTATCGACCTTGCCAGTTGGGGTGATCGTCCACTGTTCCTGAGTCATCGTCGATAAGTCGGAGCCATCCATATGAATAAACACGAATTGGCATGGAACTACATGAAGCAAAAGGAAAGCTTTGAGGTGACGGAAGTTGCTAATGCAGTGGATATGGATATCGAAACGTTCCGCAAGTCGGTTAAGCGGCTTGAGGCAAAAGGCTTTGTAACTGTAGTTAGCGGTCCAGGTGTGGCTGGTCGTCCCTTTATCTACAAGGTAACCGCTAGCAACGATGCTGAACCACAGTTTGGCAAAGGAGGAACAAAAGGCAATCGGCGCGTCGAGCGCAAAGGTAAAACCGGACAGCAACTGATTTGGAACAGTTTGAGGATTAATCGAGTCGCCACTATCAGCATGATTGTGGCTGTAACTCAGGTATCTGCCAGAACTGTGCAGCGTTATCTGCACTCGTTAGAAAAGGCAGCTTATGTGACATGCCGCCGCCCTGATCGCAAAAACAGAAGTAATGAGGACAGAGTAGGTGATGAAGGCGCATGGATGCTCAAGCGTGAAACTGGTCCTAAAGCTCCAATTCTAAGAAGAGGCGAGGGGTTTTGGGATCAGAACCAGCAAACGTTTTACCCATTTATTGAAACAGGCGGTAACAAATGAAGTGGCTGAATGTGTTACGCCAGCAGGTTGAACTCAACGGGCAAAGACCCGTCGCTGAAAAGCTAGGTGTCAGTAATGCCGTTGTGAGCCAGGTAGTAAACGAGAAGTACCCTGGCGATATGAACCGCATTCAAGCCTTGGTTGAAAGCGTCTACATGAGCAAAACCGTGCTTTGCCCTGTGCTTGGTGAAATCGCATGGCATGCCTGTCACCAGCACCAAAAGAATGAGTTCACCAGTAATCCACAAAAACTTCGGATTTACAGGGCTTGTCGCAGTGGTTGCGACAATTCGGAGCTGCCGGTTACACAAAATGTACAGCTGGATGCCTTAGCAAACCGTGGCAACACCAATTCGAAATATGACGCCAGCGCCGTTATCAATCGCCTGAGTCGCCAGGCAGATAACGAGGGTGGCAGACATCGTTTGATTGATTTACTGCAAGACGAATTACACAGCCTTGCAGCCCGTTTCAACAAGTTAGTGAAGTGAGGCAAGTATGAAAACAACAAATGAAGTTAAAGCCGCTTTATATGGTGCAACCGCCGCTGTCGATGCACTTGCTGCAATTGGCTACAAAGTTACAGATGTGTGCTTAGGCAATAAGCATCCAGTGATCACTATCGAAACACCATCAGCGGATATAACGCCTAAAGGTGCTGAAGTGATCAGTGTTCGCAGTCAAGGTTGTGACCCAGTGCGTATTCAGGCCGCTCGCTTTAAAGGCTGCCTGGTGACCTGGAAAGCAGCTCCTGCAGTGTTAACTAACTAATCCCCCCAACTACCATCGCTAGAGGAACCCCCACATGAATATACCAAACCAGCCCCAAGCTATTGATGCAGTTATTCCTGCAGGCTACTGGAAAGATGCAAAAGGTGCGCTGATACCTGAATCGAAAGTGAAAGAAATCGACAAGGCTCGCGACCAGTTAGTGAAAGAATTGATTGAAAAATCCATCAAGCTTAGTACTCAAATGGCTGAGTTTAAGAGCCAATCCTTTGCTGATATCGCTGCTTTTGTTGAGTTATCAGCGGAGCAATACGGTGCCAACCTTGGCGGAAAGAAAGGCAATTTGTCGCTGTACTCCTTTGATGGCCGCTTCAAAATTGTCCGCGCTATATCAGACAGCATTGTTTTTGATGAGCGCATCCAAGCGGCTAAAGCCCTTATTGATGCTTGTGTTAAAGACTGGATTAAAAACGCCTCAGACGAAATTAAAGCCATTGTCGATAATGCTTTCGCTACCGATAAGCAAGGCAACATCAATACAGGCCGAGTGCTGCAGTTACGGCGTTTAGAGATCAAAGACGAACGCTGGTTAAAGGCTATGGACGCCATCAGCGATTCACTGCAAGTGGTGGGGAGTAAGTCCTACATTCGCGTTTATGAACGTATAGGCGATACCGACCAGTACAAACCTATCCCACTGGACTTAGCGGCGGTGCATTTATGAGCCAAGTAATGCGCCCCGACGATGAACTGATCCAGCAAGAAATTGCTGTAGAGCTGAGCCTGAAAGAACAGTTCGGCACCAACCAACCTGGTCGCACTTATGAAGATGGCGTCATTGACGCCCTTCTGTGGGTGTTGGGCAACCAACAACGGCCACAGAGCGCTGACATGGTTTTAATGAAGGCGCTTAACCAATGAAGCTACATGACTTAATAGCAGAGCAGGAGCTTGAATTATGCCGAGATTAACGAAAGCCCAGAAAGACATCATTGAACAGGTTGCAAATGGAATCGTGCTTGGTGATCTGCTGCAGAACGCTTTGAAAGACATGGATCCAAAAGTACTGGCTGATTTGCGTAAGCATTTAAAACAACAGCTGCCAGAGCTGTTTCAGATAAATGAAGAATTCGCGAAGCAGCTCAAAGCCTGCAAAGCGACTTGGCTTGAGCAAATGAAAAGTTGGCAGTGCTGAAAATAAATTAAGCGAAACGCCCTGCAGTTTAGGGCGTCTATCCAGCGCGGTGGCTGGGTACTGATGAGCAGCCAAGAGGTAGCAATGAATCAAGCAAACAAGATGAATGGCCAGTACAGCAAACACTCGCTGATACGCCTTATTCATGTTGCCAAAACCAAGCTGAACATGGACGAAGAAAGCTACAGAACACACCTGGCGTTTTATGGCAACAACAAAAGCAGCAGTGCTCAAATGAGCATTGCAGAACTGATAGCTGTGTATGAAGCATTTAAAAAGCTGGGTTTTAAACCTGTTTTAAAAGCCGGTAAAACAGCAGATAAAAAGCGTTTAAGCCCAAGCACAGAGGATGGGCCTAAGGATGAACGTAGCGCTATCAGAGCTATTTGGATTTTTATGGCTAAACATGGATTTATCCAGGATGGAACTGAAACGGCTTTAAATCTGTGGGTTAAGCGTATGACCGCTGATCTGAATGGTGGTGAAGGTATTGCAGAAGTGCAATGGGTTCGCAATGAAGACGCCAGCAAAGTGTTAAACAGCATTAAGTTTTGGTGTCGCCGCTGTATGTTCCAGGCTCTGGAAAAACAAGGGCATAGCATACATCGCCAGGCAAGCTATGCGCAGGTGCTGGAACGATTTGAAAAACACATGGGGAAAACAGCATGAAATTAAGCCGTTGCCCTGTGTGCCACAGCAATATCCACTTGGATCAACTGGTGCAGGATGAAGCAGGCCGCCAACTGTTGGGTTTAGTGTCAAAGCTGGGCTATCAATTGGGGCCAGCTTTGGTGGCTTACCTTGGCCTGTTTCGCCCTGAAAAGCGTGATTTAACCAATGACAGAGCACTTAGCCTGGCACAAGAAACCTTGGCACTTACTTCCAACCAACCCTTATTAGCTGAGTCATTGAGGGAAACCGTTACCGGCATTCAGAACAACCGGATCCGTGGTGACAAAAAAGCCCTTGCCAACCATAACTACTTAAAGCGAGTGATGGAAGCTAAAGCCGGAACTGAGCCAGTAAAACCTGTGAAATCATCTATTGAGCTAAAGCAGGACACCCAAATTAGTGCTGAAGAGAACAACAGGTTGTTTCAAGAGCGAATGAAGCAGTTAGGCGGCAGAGATATAAGAGGTGCCACATGAATACTGAACAACAACTGGATGCCTTTGCATCCGATGCAGATTTGCAACATCTGCTGCAGGAGCTGGAGAACCTACCACCAGAGCAGCGCTGTGATGTAGTGAAGCGCGTTCCTGCCATGCTGCAAAGCATGATTGCTCTATTTGAAGCCGAGTTAAAAAGCCGGAATGTGAAGAATCCAGAGGATGTTGCTCAGCGCTTGGTTGTGGCGCTGGCTCATTACTTCGGTGGTTTACAAACCTATATCCCACGCAATGAGAAACTGGCGAAAGAGCTGCGAAATATCCGCATATTCAAAGCTCATAAAGGCCCGAATATCGATCAACTGGCACGGGAATTTGACCTTACCCCCATGCAGATTTACAGCATTGTTAGTGAACAACTGGCGGCAGAGAAAGCCCGCCGCCAATACAAACTATTTTAAGGGACAGTTATGTTTGAATTCTTAGCAAGCCAGACGTTGCGCCAAACCGACTTTGAAGAGCGCACAGAGTTTTTAATTCCCGGCTTTTTACCAAAGTGCATGATCACTTTGGTGTATGCCGATGGTGGAAAAGGCAAAAGCTGGCTGGCCTTTGCGGTGGCTAAGCATTGTCGCTCTTTTGGCAAAGTC